TCCTTTCCGCCCTTATGGGCTTTTTATTCGGTCATTTCCTTGACCTTGATTAGATTATGAGACGAAATTTTCGTATTGCCAACCCTAAGTATAAAAAATAAGTTTTTTTCGTATTTTTGTTTGATAGGCTATCAAAAATGATATATAATACGGTTATAAAACGATAGAAAGGTGATGGATATGGACGAAAAAAAGCGGATGCAAGTTATCGCTGAAAATATTACCTATTACAGAAAACAACGTGGCATCACTCAAAAAGAGCTTGCTAAGGAAGTCGGTATTACTCCGAGCACTATGACCGACTATATGAAACTAAGAAGTGCTCCTTCTTTTGGAGTGATACAAAAATTAGCAGATTTTTTTGGAATAAAAAAATCAGATATTGATACAACATTTAAAGAAGAAAAATCCACATTCCCTTCTTCCATCCCTCTTCCCAACTTCGACCCACGGCAAGCCATTCTCTTATCCAACTATTCCAAGCTCAATGACACACTCAAGAATAAGCTTTTAGCAACCTCTGAGACTCTTCTAGCCGAAGAGCAAGGGAAAGTTATTAACATATCAGAAAAACGTGCAAAATACGACGCTAGAAAGCGTATTAGTTTATCTGTACCTGGTAAAGTCTCAGCAGGCACAGGCTACTGGCAAGAGGATGACCATGACACTATGGTAGACTTCTACGCAGACGATATACCAGATGAAAAAGACTATGACACAGTTGCTGTCGTCGTTGGTCATTCGATGGTGCCGAAAATCAAAAACGGCGACTTTTTATTTATTAAACTCAAGAACCAGGTAGATCTAAACAAAATCGGCATCTTTCAAGTGGACGGCGAAAATTATGTCAAGAAATTAAAAAACGACTGTTTAGAATCACTCAATAAAGACTATGACAACATCCCAATCACAGCAGACACCGACTTCCGAACCATCGGGGAAGTCGTGGATATTTATAGGGAGAAATGACCCCTGTGGTAATTGAAGAGTTTAATAACTTAGTTAATTAAAAATACGTGCACGCCCACAGCACGAAAAACGGGCAGGAGATTTATATGGAAAATAACGTCACAGTAAATGTATACACACAGAACGAGAGTTATTTTGACGGCGGATTATTAAGTTATATTGGACACAGTTTACTTGCTGCACTAATTACTATCTGCACCTTTGGTATATGCGCTCCTTGGGGAATTTGCATCATGATTAGTTGGAAAACTAAGCATACAGTAATCGATGGCCAAAGACTCTACTTTGACGGATCTGCAATGCAGTTATTCGGAAACTGGATAAAATGGCTATTGTTAACTATCGTTACATTAGGTATCTACTCATTCTGGTTAAATATCAAACTTGATCAATGGATTACTAAACATACGCATCATATTGGTTAAGACGAAAAGCGCACTGCCACCCGACTATTCCACTATCATCGCAAAGTCGTGGAGGTGTATAGGGAGAGGTAAATACAATATAAAAAACAAAAGTATCTTTTTAAGAACATTTTCGTTTGACAAATATTCGCTAATGTTTTATCATATACCTATGATTAAGACTTAGCAACGCTTGCACCTTGCAGCGTACCAGTGCTAAGTCGTTTTTTGTTTTATAAGGAGCAGCTATGAAGCAAGGTAAAACAATTGATGAACAACTAAGTCAGTTGAAAGAACGAGGATTAGATATACCGGACTATCAGAAAGCGTATAGAACCCTTCAAAATGTCAATTATTATACAATTACAGGCTACCTATTTCCCTTCAAAGATAAAATTACAGGATACTATCAGCCTGGCACATCCGTAGAATTGGCCATCACACGCTATTACTTCGATAGTGAGATGAGAACGATTTTGATGTCCCTCATATCTGAAGCAGAGGAAATGCTAAAAACACGCATAGCATATAATATCGCGGTTCATCACAAAGATGACCCTCTAATCTATACAGATGCCAACTATTGGAAATCAGCAAAAGATCATCAACGCTTTATGACCGATTTCCAAAAAAGTATTGCTAATAATAGTGAAGTATTATTTGTCAAGCACCATATCAATAAGTACCGTGGACAATTCCCAATCTGGGTAGCTGTCAATTTGCTGACACTTGGAAATCTCAAATATCTCTATAAGAATATCCCTAGCAGAGACAGGAAAAATATCAGCAAAGAACTGAATCTCTCTCCTGGTACTTTGGATAGCTGGATTGATAACCTAAGAATACTAAGAAATAAAATTGCTCACAATATGAGGCTCTACGGAGTTTCATTCATCAATACCCCTCGTTGGGAAAAGCACCACACAAAACGTCATAATACAAATAAATTATTTGTTCATATTTTGATGCTAAAAACCCTCTTGGAAGATTCTCCAATCTGGGAAACCAATAGAGGTAAATTCGTCGAAATTATGAATAGGTATAGCGAAAAAATTCAACCAATTGACCTAGGTTTCCCAGATAATTGGCTTAATTTGCTGAATTAACAAAAAAATCCCCACACTCTCCGTCGCCAAACCTTGAGTGTGAGGTATCTTGTACAATAAAGAATAGGTATTAAATGGCCCTCTTTACCGTACCCATTTTATCAGAAAATGAGGTAAAAAACAATGTGGGATGAGCAACTAAAAGACGGTAGATATAAATTTTTTGAACGTTATAAAGACCCATACACTGGCAAGTGGAAAAGAGTAGCTACAATCTTGACAAGTAATTCAAGTAGAGCACAGAAACAAGCACAGAAAATACTGGATGCAAAGATAGCGGACATCCTCAGCAAGCTGAAAAGCTCTGAAATGCTATTTACTGATTTATTCGACCAATGGTGGGGATTTTACCAGCAAGAGATAAAACCCTCCTCTATAGCCTCTCTGAGAGGCAATATAAGAGATATTAGAGAAAGCTTTGGAATTGATATTAAGGTTGTCAATATTGACCCAAAATACGTCCAAAATTACCTAGACAACCTGGATTGCTCTAGGAACAAGAAAGAGCGTAACAAATCCATGCTGAACCTTGCCTTTGATTATGCAGTCGACCTAGACATTATCAAAGACAATCCTGCTAGACGAGCCAAACTGCCACGGATCAAAAAGACTTTGGAAGACTGGAAAAAGATTGAAGAAAAATATCTTGAGGAAGAAGAAATAAAACCACTACTTGAAGAACTCTGTCGCAGACCTAGCACATACCGAATTGGATTAGCCGGGGAATTTATGAGTTTGAATGGTTGTCGAATTGGAGAGCTAATCTGCATCGAGCCTGAAGATCGAGATTTTGAGACCAGGCAATTAGAACTCCATGGAACATATGATCATACCGAAGGCTACCGAAATGGCGAGAAAACAACTCCAAAGACCGTTGCTTCGTACCGTGAAACATTCATGACCAAGCGAGAAATGGAAATTATTCAAGAGTTTGAATTTATGAATGAGCTAGAAAAAAATACCAACCCACGATATAAAGACATGGGCTACATCTTTACAACCAAGAATGGTGTTCCAATCCAGACCAACTCTTTCAATCTAGCCTTGAAGAAAGCTAACGAAAGACTTGAGAAGCCAATTCAGAAAAACCTGACTAGCCATATCTTCCGCCATACCCTTGTCAGCCGTCTTGCTGAGAATAATGTCCCTTTAAAAGCTATTATGGACCGTGTAGGACATGCAGATGCCAAGACAACTATCCAAATTTATACCCATGTTACCAAGAAAATGAAATCAAATGTGGCAGATATCATGGAAAACTACTAAATTTTTGCCCCTTTTTTGCCCCTTAAACAAGAAAAAAGCCCATCACACAAGCTAGAAAGCTTAATATGACGGGCTTTTTAATACTTAGCCTCGCTCTTTTGTTTTTAAGCGAGGGATAAAACAGTCTATCCCCAGACTGTTTTATTTTACCGCATCCTTAAGAGCTTTACCAGCTTTGAATGCTGGAACTTTTGAAGCTGCGATTTCGATTTCTTCACCAGTTTGTGGGTTGCGACCTTTACGTGCTGAACGCTCACGAACTTCAAAGTTACCGAAACCGATCAATTGTACTTTTTCACCAGCTGCGAGGTAGTCAGCTACTGCTCCAAATACAGCATCAACAGCTGCTGCTGAATCTTTTTTAGTCAATGAAGTTGCTTCTGCAACTTTTGCAATCAAATCTTGTTTATTAGCCATTTGCTAAGTCCTCCAATTGTTTTCGAGTTATTACTCACCTTAATATAGTACCGAATTTTAGGCTTTTGGTCAAGTTTTTTCTAT